AGACGGTAACAATCAATATAGCGGCATCGGTTTGGGGGAATCCGGCACCGGGAGCCTACGTTGGGAATTTTCGTTCAACAGATACATCATTGGAGACAAGGGCAGATATGCTCAATAACTTTCCGATGATTCTGGACGACTCGAAGAATGCTTCTCAGTATATCCGGGATAACTACGAAACATTGATTTACAATCTCTGTTCTGGCAAAGGAAAAGCACGTTCAAATAAGGACCTCGGAGCAGCTAAGGAAAATACATGGAGTAATGTGACTATTTGCAACGGTGAGAACCCTATTTCGGAATTTGCAGATTCCGGCGGAGCTATCAACAGAATTATTGAAATTGAATGTTGTGAGGATATTTACGAGAATCCAGCAGAGATTAACGGCATTGTCGTGAAGAACTACGGCTTTGCTGGAAGAGTGTTCGTTGGAAATCTCAAACAGTTCACATCGGATGATCTGAAAGAAATGAAAGCCGAAATTGAGAAAGGTTTTGACGGATATGACTTTCCAGCAAAGCAGGTAATGGCAATATCTACACTTCTGCTGGCTGACAAATTAGCTACAGATTTCATATTTAAGGATGGACGTGAGCTGACGGTCGAGGACGTTGTAGACATACCTACACGCAAGAAAGATGTATCAGAAGGTCAGAGATGCTATGAATTCATTCTTGAAAGTCTCTCAGTGTACGGACAGCACTTTGATGCGCAATTTAGCTGTGATCAGTGGGGATTCAAGGAAACGCCAGATGAATATGGAGATGTATATGTATATTTTTATCCGAAACCTCTTGAAAACCTTTTGAAGAACAATGGATTCTCCAGAAAAGCCTTTTCGGCCTGGGCGATTAATCGAGAGTTAATCAAGCACACAGGAAAAAGAGATACGGTACTAAAAAGAGACGGTGGAAGTGTAATGAGGCTTATTGCGGTAAAGATTGTTGATATAAAAAGTCTTGAAAACGAGCAAGAAAATGAGGTTATTGAAACTGGTTTTCTGCCAGCTGATGCCGAAACAAATGTTCCGTTTTCGTAATTTGTAACCATGTAACCGTTGTAACACGAAAAAAAACATCCTATAGGAGAAAGTTTGAGAGTGTATAAAAAACATATACTCTAGTGATTCTCCTATATAAAAACCTTGGTTACATTGGTTACACGGTTACATATCTCTGAAACCCGCATAAAATAAGGGTTTTTTGCGTAACCAATAGGTTGAAAAAGTCGGTTACACATGGGTTACAAAATTAAAAAGCATATACAATTAGATTTAATATGACAAAATTAATTGAATATTGTAAAAATATTTAGTTGACATAATTATTACAAGGAGTGGTTACAAAATGAAAAAAGACGATCTCAATAAAAAGCAGAGATATGCATTAGATACGATGCTGTCTGGCAGTAATGTTTTTCTGACAGGTGACGCAGGAACAGGCAAGACAACGGTTATCCAAACGTTCATCGATGAGGCGGAAAAAGCTGGTAAAAATATTCTGGTATCCGCCACTACTGGAATTGCAGCGGATAATATCGGATATGGGGCAACTACCGTACACCGAGCATTGAATATTTCAATTAAATTTGAGGACTATAAGAAAAAGGTGAAATCCAGAGCTGAACTTCTGAAAGAAGCAGATGTTCTTATCATTGATGAAATCAGCATGTGCCGGTTCGATTTGTTCAATATGATTGCAAAGACGATCATCACGGAGAATGAAGAGAGAGCAGTTGACAGACTTCTGATCGGAGAGGACAAAGAAGACATTCAGTTAATCGTGATAGGTGATTTCTACCAGCTTCCGCCAGTTATTACGACAGACGATCGAAAAATTCTCTGTCGGATGTATGGATCTGATTATGGAAAGGGTGGAAAGTATGAACATGGATATGCTTTCATGTCTGAATACTGGAAAGAAATGGGATTTGAATATATCAAACTTGATGAGGTATGCAGGCAGAATGATGAGGGATTTAAGTATGTGCTGAATGATATTAAATATGGCAACAATATTAGAAAATCCATTGCATATCTGGAGAACAACGAATCAGACAAAGTTATACCGGAAGCGCCGTTCTTGGTTGGCACTAATGCAGAAGCTGACAGAATTAACAATACTTTCCTTGGCAAGTTGGATAAAAAGACCGAAAAAGTGTTTCATGCAGCAGTTGACGGCGAGCTAACATCTGCCGATATTAAGAACATTGCATTTGCCAGAGAGGACTTAATTCTTAACATCGGTGCAAAAGTGATGATTACAGTCAATGATTTGTCTGGAAACTACGTTAATGGAACGATTGGCATCATTCAGAAAATTGTGGAAAACGGAGAATTTGAAGAATCTTATCTGGTTATCAAAACTGATAAGGGCAAAACAGTTAGCTTATATAGATACAATAAAGACATTGAGAAACAGGTTATTGAGGAATCCGAACAAGAAAAGGATGGTCGGAAGATCGTGAAAGATAAGATTGTCCGTAAGAAAGTAGGCTCTTTCTCTCAGTTCCCGGTAAAACTTGCCTGGGCAATCAGCATTCATAAATCACAGGGACAGACATTTGAAAAAATCAACATTGACCCTTGCTGTTGGGATCCTGGACAGTTCTATGTGGCTGTTTCCCGGGCTAAATCAGCTAACGGCATACATTTTATCAGACCGATAAAACAGAGCTATATAAAGGCGTTTAGCAAGGATAACGAGCGACTTCTTGAACAGAGTTTTGAGGTAGAAGAAGGTGCGTAAGTATGAGAGTGACGCATGAGCAGATACCGAACACCATAAAGTTTTTACAGATTGACTTTCCGGCACTGGTCCTCCAGACTGCCGGAATTGAGGCAAAGGATGAATACTGGCAGCAGGTAGTTGAACAGATCCATGTTGTGTCTGAAAAATATAGCAAAAATGGATTTGTAGATCACATGCTTGTTGCTTATTCGGATTATCTTTCTAAGATGTTTAATAAGGCAAAAGAATTGGAAAAGGAGAATCAAAATGCCGTACAACACAAAGAATAGATACGAACAGGGACAGGCTCTCAGAAAAGAAATATATATGTATATCGTCAGTTATATTAAACTGGTTGGATATGCACCGTCAGTTACAGAAATTTCTGAAAGAGTGGATGCCGGGAGAGCTACGGTCTGGAAACATATCAATCAACTGGTTGATGATGACCTGCTCAGAACGAACCACCCTAGTACCGACAGGGCATATACTCCGGTTGGGTATGGAATAAGAAAGATAAACAAGGAGACAAAATGAAACTTTATGACATTGTTACAGCAGATGGTACATTCGTCGACAGTATGAGCAGAATAGAAATTTTGGAACGGTTCGGGATTTCTAAAGGCGTCTTTCAAAGATATCTGGATAATGGCGACCTGTTAGAAGGGAAATATCAGATAAATGATTATGACTGTGACATAAAAGCAAGGAAATGTAAGGACAGGGAATTATTCTTACAGTTTGACATTCTGACTCAGAAGATAAGGAGGGCTGTTGGATGGGAAGCCTAAAAATCAAGCAGAAAAAGAAAGCATTCATTCCATATACAAATAAACAATCTCATATGTTTGCACAGTCTATCCAGAACTGCCAGAAAGAGTTAAAAGAGATGGAACTGAAAGCCTTTGATGATGGGTTCGAGGATGGAAAGAACTGGTCTGACGTGCTGAATTTTGTGATCTTGTTTTATGTAATGCACGAATTGCATGGATGGGGATGGAAACGTTACATGAAGTCAGTAAAAAGAATTAATAACTACATCAATGATATTAATTCTGGAAAAACATCATTGTCTGAAATGGTTGATAATCTGGAAAAGAAGCATCACATTCAGATTTGTGATGATTATAAGGAGTTAATTAAGAGATATGGAGCGTAAAGCTGCGCTGGTGATTTATTTGCAGAATAACGGACAGGTAGCATTTGGATAAATTAATCATGGATGACTGCGCAATAGCGTGCCAGTTGCTTACATGAGGAAAGTGAGGATAACAAGAGGATGGTAATAGCAAAATTAAACCCGATAAATAAAGATGATTTAAAAGTCGGAGATGTGGTTGGAGTTGCAAGGGAAGTACGGTGTGGATGGGGAATAAGTTTTAGACACGTCATGGTGTATCCGGCAAAGATCATTCGCATAACTCCTAAACGAACCAAAATCGAAACCGACAAGTTCGGAGAATACGATAGATATGAGACATTTTATAAATATGATTCCGAAGCCATAAAAGAAAGCGAAATGGCAAAGAAATTTAAGGAAATCAAAGATGATGTATATGCCATTGAAGATTTTAAGTCGAGCCGTGGACTGAGAGTAATTAAAGACGAAGATTTAGATGCACTGTCAGAGCACATTAATGCAATTGTAGAAGTTTTGAAAAGATATGGAAAGTGAGGACACAATGACAGAACAGGAAAAGAAGGAACTTTTAGATGAACTAGAAAAACGTATGGATGAGAAATACAAAGGTTGTCCGGGATATAATACGTTGAGCCTAATGCTGAGAGGAAGTGAAGTAAATGAGTAAATCAGTATTAGTGATAGATACACCGGAGAATTGCTATGATTGCCCGTTCGGAACTGCATACTGCGGCGAACTTGAATATGAGGGTTTGTGTGAATTAGCTGACTGTTTAGACTGCGTTGAAATTCTGATAACAGAAGAACATTATGATTACGAAAGCAAATCAAGACCTGATTGGTGTCCATTGAAGCTGTTACCAGAGAAGAAAAGTACAACTGCACCCGTGAGCAATTACGAAGTGCAGAAAAACTTATTTGCCGACGGTTGGAATGCCTGCTTGAGAGAAATTACAAAAACAAGCGATGAAAATGAGCGATAAAAAGCAAGCGATAAGAGGTGAAGTAGATGGAGAGATTAACAGAAAGAGAAAGAAATGTTGATGGTACAGGAGTTGCAAAAGAAGAAATTACGGATGGATTATTAAAACCGTTTGCGGATAAAATTCTTACGAAACTTGCTGTTTATGAAGACTTAGAAGAACAGGGATTGCTTGTGAGATTGCCGTGTAAGGTTGGAACAGAAGTATATTACATCTTAGGTATTCCAAATAAGACACCATGTACAATCGACAAGTGCGTATTTGAGTTGTCGGATATAGATAAAATCGGTGAATCATTATTTCTCACCCGTGAAGAAGCTGAGAAGAAGTTGGAGGAGATGAAGAATGACAAGGCCTGAGATTACGGCAGAATTATCAACCATGATTGAAAAGAAAATCAATCCGAACAACGATCCTCGTATCTACTGGGCAAAAGAGGTGACGTTTGATTATTCTACAAACCATGCAGTTAGAGTGGACTATATGAAATTTGTTCCAGTGAACAATAGTGTTTCCGGGATAGAAAAAGGTGATTGCTATTGCTATGAAATCAAGTCATCTATTGAAGATTTCAAATCTGGCCATGGATTGAATTTCATTGGAGATTACAATTATTTGGTTATGCCAGGGGAATTAGCTGCAACAGTATTTTTGAAAATCCCGTATCATGTAGGAATATATGTCCCAGAAGGAAACGAACTTATATGTGCCAAGAAAGCCAAACGAGCCAACAGAGCGAGGCCTGTATCTGAAATACTTCTGATGATGTTTCGGTCTGCAAACAGAGATTACAGGAAAACGGTAAAGAAACTGGAGGAGATGAAGAAATGAATAACAAACCTACACCAGACATAACGCCAAACCTTGCTATATCAGCATACCACGTACTACAGCAATATTGTACTGGACAGCCAGCGGATTGCAAAGGCTGCGGATTCTACGAATACTGTCCAGAATGTTTTCGAGGCATGCCATGTGACTGGAGCTTGAATGAAGAAGGTGAAATAAATGAAACTGAGAAAGGCAACACTGATTGACTACGGAGTGCCGCCGGATGATATACCGACATTACAAAGTCACTTGCGGAATCTTAGTGAGAGCGATAAATATAATCTGTTACAGGTATCTATCAAATATGCACCCGGCATCGAATCGCAAATCTATGACAGCATCGTGAACGGTATCGGCTATCGGACAATGGAGAAGATCAGGACGGTTCCCGCAACAGAAAATGACTTCTACGGATATAAGCGCAAGGTCATGGCGGAATATTATCATCTGGCCAAACTGATTGGCAGATTTTAAAAAAAAACTTAAAAAATTATAAAAGTGGTAGAGAGCTATGTACGCCCTAGTATGGTATTATAGTATATATAACTATAACTATGCTAGGGCGTTTTTATGTCTGGAGGTGAGAAGGTTAATATGGCGGGAAAGTATGAATATTGGCTTTCTCAAGAAGGTCAAGTACTTTTACAAGGTTGGGCTAGAGATGGTTTAACTGACGAGCAGATTGCAAAAAATATGTGCATTTCCCCATCGACATTATATGAATGGAAAAAGAAATATTCGGAGATTTCGGAGTCCCTAAAAGAAGGGAAAGAAATAGCTGATTACTTAGTAGAAAATGCACTTTTCAAAAATGCTCTTGAGGGGAATACCACGGCTCAAATATTCTGGTTAAAAAACAGAAAACGTGATAAATGGAGAGATAACCCAGAACCGGAAATGAAAGAAGAAAAAGAGGAGGGCATAGTAATTGAACTTACCAGAAACGGAGAGAAGATATAAAGTATATAAACATACTGTGCCTGATGGCAGAGTGTATATAGGAATGACTTGCAAAACAGTAAAAGCAAGGTGGGACAGCGGATATTACGGAAACGATGATTTCTTCAAAATTATAAAAAAATATGGTTGGGAAGGGATTAAGCATGAAATTATATCCGATAATCTCACCAAAGAAGAAGCCGAATTAATTGAACGAAAAAGCATTGCAGAACATCGAAGCAATGAAGAAAAGTACGGATTTAATTTTGACAGTGGTGGAAATTTCGGAAAGAAGCGTTGCGCTCGTACAAAGAAGAAAATGAGTAAGACAGCAACGCAGCTTCATTTCGGCGATAGGCTGCACACAAAAGAAGTTGTAGCTAAAAGAGCAATAACTCAAACAGGAAGAAAGCTTTCAGACGAAACCAAAAGAAGAATTGGCGATTCCCATAGAGGTAGTAAAAGCGTTTCAGCCAAAAGGGTTAATCAGATAGACAGATACAATGGTAAAATAATAAAAACATGGGACTGCACTATGGACGTGGAGCGAGCGTTAGGCTATAAGAATAGTGCCATTTCTCGATGCTGTTCGGGTGGACGTCCCACAGCCTATGGATATGTTTGGAGATATGAAGCAGTATGAAAATATCCGCAGATGATTTATTTCCGTATAATTTCGATAATGTGCTAAGAGATATTTTAGAACACAAACATACTTATTATGTATTCAAAGGTGGACGTGGAAGCTGCAAGTCTTCTTTCGTGAGCATTGTCATTATATTGCTAATGACAAGAAAAGAGAATAGAGATAAGCATTGTATCATATTCAGAAAAACAGCGAACACATTAAGAGATAGCGTTTTTTCACAGATGCAATTTGCTATATCAGCATTGCATCTTGATGGCGATTTTAAATGCACTGTCAGCCCAATGAAAATAACATATATTCCAACTGGACAGACTATAATGTTTCGTGGTGTTGATGACAGAATGAAATTAAAGTCGTTAAAAGCTCCGTTCGGATACTTTGCTTTTGCATGGCTGGAAGAATGTGATACTTTTACCGGAATGGAAGAAGTACGAAGCATCTTGCAGTCATCGATGCGAGGTGGAAAAGACTACTGGACTTTTATGTCATTCAATCCACCGAAAACGAGACATAATTTCATGAATGAAGAAGTATTAATCCAGAGAGACGACAGATATGTTCATTCTTCTGACTACAGAACGGTTCCAAAGGAATGGCTTGGACAACAGTTTTTTGACGATGCCGAACATCTCAAACAGATTCGTCCAGAAGCCTATGAGCATGAATACCTGGGTGTCCCAAATGGTGACGGCGGAAACGTATTTGAATATCTCGAAATCAGAGATATTACAGACGAAGAGATCAGCCACATGGACCGCATTTTCGCTGGTGTAGATTATGGATGGTACCCGGATGCCTTCTGCTATCTCCGAACTTATTATGATTCTGCCAGAGAGAAGATATATCTGATTGACGAGCTGTATGTAAATAAATGGAGCAACTCCAAGACCGCTGATTGGATCAAGAAAAAAGGCTATGACGATTATACGATGATATGTGATTCTGCGGAGCCTAAGTCCGTGAACGACTTCCGGGACGCCGGACTTCCTGCCAGAGGAGCAATCAAAGGACCGGGAAGTATCGAGTATGGTTTCAAATTCTTACAGACAAAGACTATAGTCATTGACCCGAAGCGAACACCGAACGCATATAAAGAAATCACAGAATATGAGTATGATCGGGACAAAGAGGGAAATGTAATAAGTGGTTATCCTGACGGAAACGACCACGCAATCTCGGCGCTTAGGTATGCTTATGAGCCGCTATTTAACAGGAGGGGGTACAGTGCATAAAATGTTAGATAGGTACTTCTTAGATAAAATAAATGAATTCTTAAGCATTAGGTTAAAAATATATGGATCATCTGACATTAACGAAATCTTAAAAGTTGTAGAATATGAAGACATTATTGTGCGAGATACTTCTGTAAGATGGATGGATTTTAAAAAGGTAGATTAAATGGGACTTATAACAACACTAAAAAGGTGGTTTAACATGATATTCAAAAAACAAGCCGAAGAGGATTTTAATATCCAGGCAGCAGAATTCCCGGAAATGGAATCACTGATTAACCGGTGCGCGAACATCTACAGAGGCGTACCGGACTGGTTAGATGATAAAAACAATATCAAGACAATTAATTTTGCTAAATCTGTCTGCTCAGAGACAGCACGGCTCGCAACATTGGCGATCGGCATTCAGATAGACGGCTCCGCAAGGGCTACATGGCTACAGGGGCAGATAGATAAAGTATATTTCCAAATACGTCACTGGGTAGAATATGGCTGTGCTTACGGAACGGTATTCATTAAGCCGAATGGGGAGAGCCTTGACGTATTTACTCCGGCAGACGTGATGATTGTAGATTATGATAATCAGGAAATAAAGGGAATCATATTTAAAGATTCTTATACTGTTGGACGGAAATACTATACACGGCTTGAATATCACAGGTTTGTTGAGACCACAATAGACGGCGTGACAACTTATCCGTACTACGTTTCTAATAGAGCCTATGTGTCAAAATCCCCTCAGTCAATCGGCGATAAGATTGACCTTAAACAGACCAAATGGGCTGACCTTATGGCAGATACGCCGCCGATTCTCAAGGCAAATGGAGAGAAGCTGGACGGGCCTCTGTACGGAGTACTGCGGACGCCGCAAGCGAATAACGTGGATATTAATGCACCATTGGGATTGCCGATTTTTGCCGAAGCTATCGAGGAGTTAAAAGACCTCGACATTGCATACAGCCGTAATGCCGGAGAGATTTTTGACTCTCAGAAGATTGTTCTGGCAGATGATAGACTGCTGATGCCAAGCGGTACACCTGTATCAGCCATGTCGCCACAGGGCATGGAAAACAGACGGAATGAAATGAACTTACCGCACTTTGTCAAGAATGTATTTGGTGAAGGACAGGATACGTTCTATCAAGAAATCAATCCACAGCTCAATACAGATACCCGTATAAGCGGAATAAATGCCCTTTTAAGCCAGTTGGGGTATAAGATTGGATTCTCTAACGGGTACTTTGTTTTTAACGAATCTAGCGGTATTCAGACGGCTACGGGCGTAGAAGCAGAACAGCAGAGGACAGTGCAATTCATTAAAGACGTGAGGGACAAGCTGGAATCCTGTTTGGATGAAGTAATCTACGCACTGAACGTTTACGCTGACCTGTACGGACTTGCGCCTGTCGGAGCTTACGAAGTCAATTATGATTTTGGTGATATTCTGTATGTGCGTGAAAACGACCGTGCAAGATGGTGGCAGTATGTGACTACTGGTAAGGTTCCGGCGTGGTTGTATTTCGTAAAGTTTGAAGGAATGACGAAAGACGAGGCGGTATCAATGACAAAAGAAGCAGAAAAAACACAAGCAAAAGGATTATTTGATGATGAATAAAAAAGAGGGATTTATTTTCCCTCTGAATTAGATTTTAAATAATCAGATATTAATTTTTCAAGAATAGATGCTACGGAACACTTTTCTTTAATTGCAAGAATTTTGATTTGCTCCAATAAATTTTCATCTATGGTAGTCGTAAATTTAATTTTACCCATTATGGCACCTCCTTTAATACGAATATACCATAAATACGTATAGACGTAAAGAATAAAATATGTTATGATATACGTATATGAGTATATACGTATAAAAGGAGAATATAATATGAAAAATCAGATAAGATTGCATCTTGAGGGTGAAAGATATGGGAAACTTGTAGTTATGGAAGAAGCTGAACCAATTTATAGTAAAACAGGTAAAATGATTCGGAGATGGAAGTGTAAATGTGATTGTGAAAATATCACAATCGTTAGACATGGAGATTTAAGAAATGGAAGTACTGTAAGCTGCGGATGTTATAATTATGAAAAAGAATCAGTTGTAAAAACACATGGATATTCAAGGACAAAGTTGTACAATGTTTATACAAAAATGAAGGGGAGATGTAATAACCCAAAAGATAAAGCTTATATTTATTACGGTGGGCGAGGAATAAAAGTTTGTGAAGAATGGCAAAAAGAACCGCAAGCATTTATACAATGGGCACTGAACAATGGATATAAGGAAGGACTGTCCATAGATCGAATAAATGTGAATGGAAACTATGAACCAGATAACTGCCGTTGGACTGATAGTGAAACTCAGTGTTTGAATCAGAGGATAAGAAAAGATAACAAAACAGGATATAAGGGAATTTATTATAGTGAGGGAACTTATAAGGTGCAAATTAAAAGAAATAAGAAGAAATATTATTTTGGATCATATAAAACATTGCCTGAAGCAGTAAAAGTATTAGAAGAAGCGAAAGCAATGGTCAAAGAAGCTCAGCCAGACGAACCAACATTATTCGGAGAGGAGTAAAAAGATGGCAGATAAACCAGTAACAAGGGAAGAAAAATATCTTGCGTACTTGACAGGTGATTACAAGGGCGAAATTCCAAAGCCAATCACGCGAAAAGAAAAGTATTTATACGAATTATGTTTAAAAGGAATAGGTGGTGAAATCTCGCCGGAAGAAATCAAAGCCGCAGTGAATGAGTACCTCGAAAAGAATCCGGTCAAACCCGGAGCCACGACAGAACAGGCGCAGCAGATTGAACAGAACAAGACGGACGTTGCTTTGCTAAAGGAAGATGTATCCAACAAAATCACAAAATTCTATGCCTCAAATCAGGGTGAAACTCATATTACTGATTCTGATAATGGCAAGATTCAAGATGTGATGATCTATGGCAAATCATCACAGGATGGAACGCCAACGCCAGAGAATCCAGTTGAGATTAAGAGCGTGGTGAATCCGACTGTTAAAGTAACAAATAAAGATGGATTAAAGGTTCAATCTGTTACGCTTAACAATATCACCCTTAATGCAATCCCTGTTTCAAGTGGTGGTAATGTAACCATCGGTGAACAACAGTATATTAGTGATTATGTGGATATTGAGAAAGGAAAATTGCATCGAAAAGTAAAGCGACTAAATTTGAAAGATTTTGATGTTACAAACATGGAACATGGTTTTCATTCAAACGGAATTGGTTATTTATCAATCAATGTTAAAAATGCATATAAAGAGAAGATACCTATATCGAACCGATATAAAGGTTCAGGGTGGACTCAAACAAGCGGATGTGTGTACGTTCCTAGTAGTGAAGGCATTATTTTCGTTGATAATCGATTTACGGATAAGCAAACAGCAATTAAACTAGTTCAAGATACATATGTAATTTATGAATTATCCTCACCAACTGAAGAAGACTTATCACTTGAACAAATCAAATCCCTAAAATCACTATCCACAAATTATCCAGTAACCAACATCACAGTTTGTTCAGAAGAGTTGGACGGATATGCAGTATTTAACTATCCTGTATCAATGGCTAATGGATGGAATTATGTCAAACAGCAGTTAAGTGACAACCGAGATTACATCTACGATATGGATTTGCAATCAGCAGAAGCCTACGTCAACAGTGAATATGCGGTAGCACTTACAGAATTGGAGGTATGATTATGTTATATAGAACATTACTGAAACTTAAAAAAAGAAACGGACTGACAGATGATTTAAAGAATAAGATTGATATTTTCTTTGCGACTGGCAGGATTACAGAGGAACAGTACAATGAGTTGATGGATATTAATAAAGAAGAAGAACCGAAAGCGGAAACTAATTAACTAAAGAGGGCTTTAGAGAACCAGTAAAAAACCAAAACATGTACCACAACATTTATCGAAAGAGGTGATATACTATGCTTAGTCCAGAATATTTACGCCGGATAACAGAGGGCAGTGAACAAATTGCCGAAGAACTACACCAGTATATCATCTCTGAGATCGTGTCTCGGATGATGGCAAGAATCGGCAGAGGTGAGGACTATATTCTGACCAACGCTGATGTATGGAGAATCAGAACACTACAGGAATCTGGTGAATTACTAGAAGACATTCTAGCGGAACTATCCAAATACACCAAACGTGAACAGCAGGAGCTTCTTGAAGCGTTTGAAGATGCCGGAATCACTGCAATGAACTATGATGATAAGGTATATAAGGCGGCGGGATTAAGCCCTGTACCGCTCGAACAGTCACCATCTATGATAAGGCTCATGGAGCGGAATATGCTTGCAACCATGGGCGAGTGGAAGAACTTCACGAGAACAACCGCAAGTGTCGCTCAGAGGCTTTATATCGAGCAATGCGACCTTGCATATAATCATGTAATGACTGGGGCAGTTGGGTATACGCAAGCCATCAAAGAGGCAGTTAATAATGTTGTGAGTGATGGTGTTACCGTCATATATCCATCTGGCAGAAAAGACACGATTGAAACAGCAGTCGCACGTTCTGTCAGAACCGGTGTGGCTCAGGCTACGGGAGATATATCTCTAAAACGCATGGAAGAAATGGACTGGGATTTGATTCTGGTCAGTGCGCACATAGGAGCCAGAACAGGTGATGGCGGCGAGAATCCGGGGAATCACTCGTTTTGGCAAGGCAAGATATACTCTCGCTCTGGAAAGAGTAAGAAATTTCCGCCGTTTTCATTGACCGGATATGGGACAGCAAGTGGACTGTCAGGGGTCAACTGTCGGCATAGCTTTGGAGCCAGTGATGGAGAATTTAATCCTTATACAGAACTATCAGCGCAGGATAAAGCCGACAAAGGCAAGCAGTACGAAAAAGAACAGCGGCAACGTACTTATGAGCGGAGAATCCGCAAAACGAAGAGAGAAGTTCTCGGAATGCAAGCGGCGGTTAATAACTGCAAGGACGAACAGGCAAGATTTGCACTCCAACAAGACCTTGACCGGAAGTCTTATCTCTTACAGAAACAAAATGCTGCATACAAAGATTACTGCAAACAGAATGGCCTGAGGGAACTGCAAGACCGCCTTATGATTGCGAAGTGGAACCGTCAGAACGCCGCAAAAGCCAGAGGAGCGGCAAAGAGATATAAAATAGCAAAGGGGATTGACTGATGGATAGATGGGAGTATTACAATCCGAATCCTGCCGGGAATCGAGTCGGAGATTGTGCTGTCCGGGCAATATGCAAGGCAACCGGTTTTGACTGGGAAACGGTGTTCACCGGATTAATGATACAGGCGTGTGCTCTGTCAGATATGCCGAGTGCAAATTACGTCTGGGGAGCGTATCTCTATAAGCATGGATACAGACGCAAACTGATTGAACAATCAGAGCGATATATCTATACAGTCAATGACTTTTGCATAGATCATCCAACAGGCACATATATTCTCTGCATAGATGGTCATGTGGTGACAGTACAGAACGGCAAATATTTTGATACATGGGATTCCGGAAATGAGATCCCGGTATATTACTGGGAAAAGGAGAATAAATGAGCATATCAGAATTTGTACAGATTTTCCTCTCTATCTGCGGAGGGGTGTCCATTGTCGGAGGGGCGGCAGCCGTAATTTTTAAATGGATTACTCCGGCATTCCGGCTCAATAAGCGAGTAGAAACACTGGAAGAACATGATAAACGAGATTACGAGAGTCTTCAGAGGATCGCAGAACGAGATTCATTAATTCTGGAAGTGTTATCAACCATGTTGGACAGTCAGATCAGTGGGAATAATGTAGAAGAATTAAAAAAAACAAAACAGAAGCTTACAAATTATCTTGCACAGAATCAGCGTTAGCATTAGTAAGGGGTATGCTCATGAAATTATATGTGTTCACAAAGAAAGATATAGACAGGTTCTTGACGGAGTGTAATTTTACACCGGATGAAGAAAGATTATTCCGGCTGAGATGTAAGGAATACACTCTTGAATACTGCGCTGAACAGATGAATGTGAGCATATCCACGGCAAAACGATTAAGCCGCCGGGTAAACAATAAAATAATTAAAGTATGCTGATACTTTTCAGATACTTATATGGGTCTTAGACGAACTGTCTAAGGCTCTTTTTTTATGTAAAAATATAGTTATAGAAAGTCATAGAATAAGTCATAGAATAAGTCATAGGAGGTGTACGAGATGGCATTATATAACAATCCTTATCAATATAGTTTTGGTATTCCGGGACAGATGAATCAGTTCCAGCAACAGCCTGTCCAGATGCCAGCTCAACCAGTACAGCAACCTCAGCAGAATAATAACGGAATCCTGTGGGTATCTGGAGAAGTAGGCGCAAAATCCTATCTGGTAGCACCCGGGACAAGTGTTTTACTGATGGATAGTGAAAGTGAAAAGTTCTACATAAAATCCACAGACGTTTCCGGTATGCCACAGCCATTACGGACGTTTGAGTACCACGAAATAGGCACTCAGATGCCACCTAAACAGCCTGCTCAGAACATGGACAGTAAATATGTCACCAGACAGGAATATGACGATTTAAAGGGCAAATACGAAGCTATTATAAACCGATTAAATTCTTTTTCTGAACCTGTTAGAGCTAATACCGCACAGGAATCAGCAGTCAAGGGAGGAAACGCAGATGAGTAATCCATTATTCAATGCCCTCGGTGGTGGGATGTCACAGGGAAACGGGCCAATGCAGATGATACAGCAGTTCATGCAATTTAGACAGAATTTTAAGGGAGACCCGAAGGAAGAAGTCCAGAAGATGTTACAGTCTGGGAAGATTTCTCAGCAACAGCTTAATCAAGTTCAGCAGATGGCGGGACAGTTTCAACACATGCTGAAAGGAATGAAATAGTACATTACAATCTGGCCAGATTGATGTAAATACACAATAAAGGAGATTATAACTATGGATGGAAATTATAGCTTAGCAGATATTGCCGCCGCTACTGGAAACGGTAGAAATAATGACGGCATGTTTGGCGGAGATGGTAGCTGGTGGATTATTGTTTTATTCATTTTTGCTTTCTTCGGATGGGGAAACAACGGCTGGGGCAATAATGGCAATGGCGGCGGATATGCAGCCACAGCAGCTACTCAGGCAGACATTCAGAGAGGATTCGACAATTCAGCGGTAATCAGCAAACTTGATGGAATCAACAGTGGCCTGTGCGATGGTTTTTATGCCATGAATAATGGTATGCTTACCGGATTTAATGGAATCAACACAAACATCATGCAGACCGGCTTTGGAATCCAGCAGGCAATCAATGCTGATACTGTAGCGAATATGCAGAACGCCAACGCTTTACAGGCACAGCTTGCGAACTGCTGTTGTGAAACCAGGGAAGCTATCCAGGGCGTAAACTACAATATGGCACAGAATACCTGCGCATTGCAGAACACAATGAACAGTAACACAAGAGACATTATTGACAGTCAGAATGCAGGAACAAGAGCCATTCTTGACTATCTTTGCAATGAAAAGATTTCTAGTCTGCAGGCTGAGAATAATGATCTCAGACGTGCTGCATCTCAGGATCGCCAGAGCGCACTTCTCACAACTGCAATGGCTTCTCAGACACAGCAGCTCATTAATGCAATCAATCCAGCACCGATTCCGGCATATCAGGTTCCTAACCCGAACACATATTACGGATGTGGATGCGGATGCAACACCGGATGCAATTGCTGATAACTTCATATCGAGAGTATCTTTCGATTGATTTCGGATGTCGGCTTATGCCGTTATTACACAGAGGGGCAGGCTGAGACCTGTCCTTTTGTGATATGAAAGGAGTATTTTTATGGCAGAATTTACAAATGTGGCTGCTCAGACTGTAGCAGCAAATGGAAACGTAGTATTTTCAAACACAGCAGTTAAAGGTTCTAACTGCATTCAGCACAGAGAGGGAAGTGGAATCATCACTCTGAGAGGACTGACTAATCAGTGTAAAGCGAGATTCTTCGTGGATTTTTCTGGTAATATCGCAATTCCAACAGGCGGTACTGTCGGAGCTATTTCTCTGGTAATTGCAATCTCTGGTGAGCCGGTTCTTTCTTCCCAGATGATTTCCACACCGGCAGCAGTAAATCAGTACAATAATGTGTCCTCTGGCATCTATATTGATGTGCCTCGCGGATGCTGCGTTAATATCGCGGTAGAAAACACAAGCGATCAGGCTATTTCTGTTGCGAACGCAAATATTGTCGTGACTAGAGAAGCATAGGAGGTGCGATTATGAGAGATATTAAGGATTTATGTGCAAGAATCGAAGATGAACTTTCCAAAATCGCTGATAATGGACTGACTACCGGAAATCTGGAAATGACATACAAACTGATTGATATGTACAAAGACATAAAGAACACGCAGTACTGGGACAAGAAAGTGGAGTACTATAACACTGTCCTTGATGAGATGCGTGGCGGATACAATGACGATTACAGTGAACGTGGAAGAAAGCGTGACAGCATGGGGAGATACAGCTCAAATGATGGCAGAATGATGCCGGATTACGACAGGGGTAATTCTTATGCCAGAAGGGGTGAACATTATGTCAGAGGGCATTACAGCCGCTCTGATGGGCGAGATGCTTATGACGATTACATGACGCAGAAACAGAGCTATCGTTCCGGCAAGTCTGAAGACTGCAAAAGAAAGATGCTCGCCGCATTGGAAGAACATCTGGACGAACTTACAACAGAAATGAGTGATATGTCCAAGGATGCAGAGTGCCGGGAAGAACGTGATCTTGTCAAGAGATACGTAGAAAAACTCCGTGATATGCTCTAAAAACACAAAAGTGGTAGAGAGGTAGTTAAAAGAAATCTGTTATAATGTAATTGTGCAGCAGGAAGCACAAGTAAAACGGTTGTTTTTGACATTTTCGTTTTAATCCTCCTTCCTTTAATTTAGTAGCTGGTACGCACGCTTTAACGGAAAGTTGAACAGGTTCGAATCCTGTCGTGCGTATTTGCCATCTGGCACGCAAGATGGCTCACCTCCTTGATTAAGGTTTTTGTTATTCATACTTTTCTTTTAAAAAAGAAATAAATATCCGAAACAACTCGTGGCAGGCATGACACGTTAAACACCTTGCTAGCCCGGGAATCCGGGTTATGTGGAATGTACGCTAGTGGAAAACTGACAGAGTCGCACTCTGGTCTCCGGTTCGATTCCGGGCGCTCCGCTTTAATCCGCTTAGAGTTAAGCTGTTTGTATACAGGTGGTCTATGTCTCAGGTGGATTTACGCTATAGCGAAAGAAGTGAAATTCACCCCAGTTTCTTTTTAGAGGGTTGGCCGTTATAGGCGGCATGGAATGTAGCTCAGTGGTAGATCGCACTGTAAATGTGAGGTCGCAGGTTCGATTCCTGCCTTTCCGATTACCTTGCCAGTGGTCTAACTGGCTTAATCCATTTACCTGCGGCGGCAGGTCAATAAACACGACCAGGAGGATGTTATGCAGAAACTTATTGACACTTTAAAATCATTTGGAATTGAAATCCCGGAGGATAAACAGGCAGATGTAAAGAAAGCACTTTCTGAGAATTACAAGAACGCAAAGGAAGTGGCGAAAACTCTGTCAAAAGTTGAGGGAGAACGAGATAACTGGAAAGAACGTGCTGAGACAGCAGAAGAAACCTTAAAAGGTTTTGACGGTATCGACCCGGCAAATATTAAAAGTGAGTTAGAGACTTGGAAACAGAAAGCGGCAGATGCAGAGAAAGAATTCAATGCAAAAATCTACGCCCGTGATTTCTCGGATGCTCTGAAAGCGGCACTCGATGACGTTAAGTTTTCCAGCGAAGCGGCAAAGAAATCAGTCATGGCAGACATCAAAGAAGCAGGATTAAAGCTGAAAGACGGCAAAATTCTCGGATTAAATGATCTGATTGAGCAGATGAAACAGTCTGATGCATCCGCTTTTGTGGACGAATCTCAGCAGCAGGCTCAGCAGAACCAGGCAAGATTTACCACTCACGTTGGACAGCAGCAGACACCGGGAAGCATGACAAAGAAGGAAATCGAAGCAATCAAAGACCCGTCCGAGAGACAGGCTGCAATTGCTCAGAATATCCAGCTATTCCAGTGATTTTTTACACCGACTATACGCCAGAGTATAGCCGCTAACCCAATACCTTAAAAAATATGGGTAGAAAGGATTTTTTTATATGGCAGCAAAAGCTAATCTTATTATGACAAATGATATTCAGGTTACAGCACGTGAGATTGACTTTGTTACCAGATTCGAAAGAAACTGGCAGCACTTACGTGATATTCTGGGTATCATGAGACCTATCAAAAAACAGCCGGGTGCTGTACTCAAGTCTAAGTATGCAGAAGGTACTTTACAGAGCGGAAAAGTGGCAGAGGGCGAGGAAATCCCTTACAGCAAGTTTACTGTAAAAGAAAAGAACTATGCGGAAATGACTATCGAGAAGTACGCAAAGGCTGTATCTATTGAAGCAATCAAGGATCACGGTTATGAGAACGCTGTTCAGATGACTGACGATGAGTTCCTTTTCCAGCTTCAGACTGATGTTACCGGAAGATTCTATGACTATCTGAAAACCGGTACACTTACTTCCACAGAAACTACATTCCAGATGGCTCTGGCAATGGCTAAGGGTCGTGTTGAGAACAAATTCAAGCAGATGCACAGAAATGTGACTGGCGTCGCTGGATTTGTCAACATTCTGGACGTATATGAATACCTCGGAGCAGCTGAAATTACTATTCAGAACCAGTTCGGATTCCAGTACATGAAAGACTTTATGGGATTCAACACAATCTTTTTACTGTCTGACAGCGAAATCCCGAGAGGACAGGTTATTGCAACACCTGTCGAGAACATCGTTCTGTATTATGTTGACCCGAACGAATCTGACTTCGCAAGAGCAGGGCTTGTATACACCGTATCTGGCGAGACAAACCTGATCGGATTCCACACTCAGGGCAACTACCACACAGCAGTTTCCGAAGCGTTCGCAGTTATGGGACTGACTCTTTTTGCGGAGTACATTGATGCAATCGCAGTAATTACCATTGATGAGACACCAACGCTTGGCACTCTGACAGTAACATCTGCGGCAGGAACAGCAACTGGTGATACAAAAATCACTGTAAACCCGGCTAAAGAAAACGCTAACAATGTGTACAAGTACAAAGTTGGTGCATCTGAAACAGCTGTAACTTATGGCCAGAATCTCAGAAACTGGACTACATGGGACGGAAAAGCCGACATTAAGGCAGCAACCGGGCAGAAGATTACAGTGGTTGAGTGTGACGGAACATACAAGGCACTGAATGCCGGAAGTGCAAGCGTAACAGCGAAATCATAAACGTAGGGGGTGATTGGCATGGCTTATGCAGATTATAAATTCTATACAGAATCATTCGGCAATGTCGTGCCAGAAACCGACTTTCCACGACTGGCAGAAAGAGCCAGTGATTTTGTGGATACAATGACATTTGACAGGTTGGTGGACGGACTGCCAACAAACGAACGCTCACAGAAGCGTATCAAAAAGGCAGTCTGTTCATTGGCTGAATTAATGTATCAGATTGAGCTTGCCGAGAAGAATGCTACCAATGCCGCTGCGAGCGGTACATCAACTGCAATCGGGACCGGTGGTAGCACGACAGGCATTGTAACATCTGTATCATCTGGCAGCGAATCCATCTCTTACGCAACGCCCCAGCAGAAAGCATCGGGCGCAAAAGAGTGGAGTGCAGTGTATGCCGCCGCCGGAGATGTGCAGAAAACGAACGACTTGCTTCTTAAGACAGCATTGCCGCTTCTGATGGGAGTAAGGACGGATGATGGAGTACCGATATTATATGCGGGGGTGAGAGTATGAAATATGTGCGAAAAAAACCGACTATAGTTGAAGCTATTCAATGTTTTACCACTCCAGAAAGCATAGCTCAAATTGAAAAGTTTGTTGGCAATTCAGTAAAAATTAATAACAATCTTAACCCACCTCACATTGAGATTTCTACATATCCTGCTCCGTTTAGAAATGGCGAAATGGTTGATTCGGTACTCATAGAGCCTGGAGACTACGTCTTGCGTGATGAAGAAGGATATTTCGATACAATGATAAAGGATGAATTTGAAGAAGAATTTAAGGAGGTATCTGAATAATGGACATTTCAACATTAGGCTCATGTATAGCAATCGTTATGATCTGCTACATTGTAGGAATGGGCTGCAAAGCATCAAAGAGAATCTCTGACGAATGGATTCCAGTAATCATGGCGGTTATTGGTGGAATTCTCGGAGCAGTCGGAATGGGAGTTATCCCGGATTTCCCGGCAACGGATTATATCACAGCAGTTGCAGTCGGTATGTTTAACGGATTGTCGGCAACCGGAGTGAATCAGGTTATTAAGCAGACAGTGCAGAAAGAGTGATTTTATGGGTGGACGTGGCGGAAGTAGTGGGTTAAGTAACGAGAAACCAGTTTCTAAGCTTATTGCGAAGGTGTACTTTAATTCTTCAAAGAAAAGCGACGCTTTAAGGGGAAACGGAACTGTTAAAAAAGACAGTAAACTCGAGAAGGTCATTAATTCAGAAAACACTAGCTACTTTAAGTCAATCAAGACAAAGAGCGAAGCAGTGAAGACAATGAATTATATAAATGACAGATTAAGTGAGAGTAAAAGGAAAATCGCAAAACTTGGAAGTGCAGAGGCGTTATTTAAAAATCAAAGGCTTGCTATAGAGCATCGAAAATTAGTCAATGCCAGTACAGCCATGAGAGATGAAATGCACAAATTTTCAAAGGCATCTGAAAAAGGCGATACAAGTGCTTTGCACGATACAAGCCGTACTACCACCACTTATGACAGAGCCAGAAAGCGCAGAATGAAAAACTTTGATTCATGGTTCTTTGGAAGCGGAAAGAAGTAATCTATGGCAAACCGAGAGACAAGTATAGCTTACGAAAATCTGAACCGCCGCATCTTCCCTGGTGTCGGCGAATACGGTATACCACGGATAAAATCGGAATTATTCGAGGGCAATTGCGAATTTGTCGGATTCAATTACGCCAGAGGAAAATGCAGTAATCCAGAAGAGAAAGCTGTTCATTTCTTCTTAGATGATTACCAATTCGATGCGCTATGGAGAAACCCAGACAGGTACGTGGACAAGCTGAGCAAATTCCGGTACATTCTAACACCAGATTTTAGCACCTACACCGATTTTCCTAAAGTCATCCAGATATACAACCATTATCGCAAGCACTGGATAGGTGCATATCTCCAAGAATATGGTTGCCGTGTGATTCCAACAATCTCATGGAGCACACCGGATTCTTACGATTGGTGTTTCGATGGGGAGCCAAAGGGTGGAACAGTTGCAGTATCTTCTGTTGGTTGTATGAATGGAAAGAAAAAGAAAGAACTGTTTCTTTCTGGTTACGATGCCATGATTGAGAAGTTGCACCCAGAAAGCATTATCTTTTACGGGAAAATGCCGGAAGAGTGCAAAGGCAATATTGTCCGAATAAAATCATTCTCTGATAGATTTTCAAAAGCAATATGTGAAGGATAGGAGGGTATCATGTATTCATCTAAAATTACACTTTTCAACTATTACGAAAGTGCCACGACAAGAGATGCGTACTGGTATCCTCATGTTTTATCCGGCGTTGACCTCATTACTGACAAAGGAGCAATCCTTAAAAAGTACGGACCAGACGCAACTGACAACGCACAGTTGCACGTTCGATACACTGTCCAGAACGGTGATATAATCATTGCTGACAAGGACGGCAAGATTCTTCCATGGGTGCCTCATAAAGAGTGGAAAAGGCAGATTAATAACGCTCTAGAAGACACTATCACATTCTCAGATGAGTCATTCTTCTGGGAAGGTGAGTGGACTGGTGGAACGGTATCTGACAGTGATTATCGGAATGGATTCTACCAGTACATGAATGAGAATAAGGACAACGTATTCAAGATTACCAGTGTGGGTGGTCCGTATACGCTGATTCCACATTTTGAGATTCTGGGTAAGTAATATGAGCAAAATTCATCATTTCAAAGGATTCTCCATAGTTGACGGAGATATGAAAATCAAGCTGAATATGGACAGGTTCTCCAGACAATACCAAGAAGCCCAGTATCTTCTTGATGGAATGGTTATGGACGGTATGGTTCCGTTTATGCCGATGATTACAGGAGACTTCATTAACCGGACAAGAGTTGAGAGTACATCCTTGCAAGGAACTGGGAAAGTATGTGCGGCGGCGGCTCCTTATGGGCGTTTTCTGTACGAGGGGAAAGGAATGGTTGATGAAGCAACTGGAAGTCCCTACGCGAGACGTGGAGCAAAGAAAGTTCTCGTCAGTCAGTTTTCTGGCCGGACAGCCGCAAAGGAAAATCTTGAATACACCAAACAAGCTCACCCACAGGCACAGGCAAAGTGGTTTGATGCTGCTAAACGACAATACGGTGACACATGGATTCGTAAAGTAAAAGCACAGGCAGGAGGCGGCAGACATGGCAGATAAACCTATCGGTAAAGATGCAACTGGATATGAGATTCTGACAGATGCCATGAAAGCACTTCTAAACCAGTATCCGGGACTATATGAAAATGAAACAATCAAGTTTGAGGAACTTGGCAAAGAATCAGGAATTGCGTTCTCAGCAGACAACGGGGCGTTAGTCTATTCAGAAAAAGAAGATGTTTGCGGAATAATGCACCAAATTTGTCAGTACCCATTTTATGTAGTGTACCGAACAGCATCCGACAAGGAACGACAGAAGTTATCTGTTCAGAAGTTCCTTGACAGCCTCGGCAAATGGATATGCCGAGAACCAGTTATTATAAATGGCTCTGAGACGCGCTTAGATACGTTTCCAGAGCTTTCACAGGGGCGAGTGATAAAACGCATCGCCCGTGATAATTCCTATGGTTTAGAGCCACAGGAAAGTGGCGTACAGGATTGGTTATTACCATTATCGGTACGCTACGAAAATACTTATGAAGTAATATAACAAGTAACAACCAGCTATCAATCGGAGATAGTCGCTAACCTACACAGCCTTTTAAAAGTTATAGGCAGAAAGGACATTTCTATGGCAGTTACAGGCAAAATTGACCGTAAATATATGGCTCATTATATCGATGCAGGTTCTCTCTGTGGAGGACTGACACCGAAGTATGAACGTCTTGGAAAAGATCTGGAAGAGTACAATGTTGAACTCAATCCAGACACCGAAACCTCTAAAAACATTCTTGGAGAATCCACATTCAAACATAACGGCTACGAAGTTTCTTCTGACGCTGATCCATTCTATGCAGACACTACTTCTGATCTGTTTACAGCATTACAGAAGATTGTAGATGGACGTCTCAAAGACGATAACCTCAAAACAAAAGCAGTTGAGGTTCACCTTTGGACAGAAGCCACAGCAGGCAAGTATGAAGCATATCAGCAGGACTGCTACGTTGTGCCGACCTCCTACGGCGGTGATACATCTGGCTATCAGATTCCGTTTACCGTCAATTATACCGGCGAACGAGTAAAAGGAAAATTTGATATCAGTTCCGGCACATTTACAGCTGACAGCGAATAATTTTTAGGAGGATATAGAAAATGGCAAAAACAATTAATACAAACATTGATGATGGATTTCTTCTTTTCACATTCACAAACAAACAGGGCGAAGTGTTCTCTTCGTTCAAATTGAACCCTACTGACATTAATATTGCGGCAAGAGCGGAAGAATTGGAAACTTTCTTTGAACAGGCTCAGGAATCTGTTAAAAATGTTTCTTCTAGTAAAGAGATGGCGGAGATTAATAAGCAGATTGAGGACAAAATCAATTATATGCTCGGATACGAAGCATCTAAGGATTTATTTAAAGAACCAATTACCGCAACAACTGTTTTTGGAAATGGTCAGGTGTTTGCCTATATCGTTCTGGACAAAATCAATGAAGCGCTTACTCCGGAAATTGAAAAGAGAAAGAAAAAAATGCAGGAAGTAGTCAATAAGTACACGGAGAAGTATATAAAATGACCGCCTATGAGTTGCCCACCTCACTAAATATCAGTGGGGTGGATTTTTCTATCAGAACGGATTTTCGAGTAATTATTGATATTCTGGTCGCCATGAATGACCCAGAATTGGACGAACAGGCGAAAGCAGTTGTTATGTTGCAGATTCTATTTGAAGACTGGCAGAGCATACCCCCAGAGCATCTTACAGAAGCTTGTCAGAAAGCTTGTGAGTTTATTGACTGTGGTCAAGTTGATGATAGTCCGAATAAGCCCAAACCCCGTCTGATGGACTGGGAACAGGACGGAGACATGATTGTTCCGGCAGTAAACAAGGTTACTGGTAAAGAAATCAGAGCAGTGCCTTATATACACTGGTGGACATTCTTTGGATATTTCATGGAGTCTGGAGAGTGTCTTTTTAATACAGTGGTTGGAATTCGTTCAAAAAAGGCAAAGGGTGAAAAGCTCGATAAATGGGAAAAGAAATTCTATCAGGAAAATAAGAACATTATTGACATAAAAACACGTCTCAGCGACGAGGAGCAAGCTTATAAAGATAAGCTGAATGAGATGTTGAACCTCAAATAGTTAGGAGGTGGACACATGGCTGCTGATGGCTCAGTCATTATTGATACCAGAATGGACACATCAGGTGTGCAAAACGGCGTATCAGCAATCAGGCAGTCTTTTAACGGACTTGGCAGCGTAGTAAAAAAAATAGGCATACTGATTGGCGGAGCATTCGCAGTTGGCAAGTTAGCACAGTTCGGAAAAGAGTGTGTGGAGTTTGGTTCCGACCTCGCAGAAGTACAGAACGTGGTTGATGTTACATTTACAACCATGTCGGACAAGGTGAACGAATTTGCAAAGAATGCCATGACCTCTGCCGGACTGTCAGAAACCATGGCAAAAAGGTATGTTGGAACGTTCGGAGCAATGTCTAAGTCGTTCGGATTCTCAGAAGCACAGGCTTACGATATGTCAACGGCTCTGACACAGCTGACTGGTGATGTAGCATCATTCTACAACATCAGTCAGGACTTGGCTTATATCAAACTGAAATCAGTGTTTACAGGTGAAACGGAAACACTCAAGGACCTCGGTGTGGTAATGACCCAGTCGGCGCTTGACCAGTTCGCGCTGGCAAATGGCTATGGTAAAACCACATCCGCCATGACTGAACAGGAGAAAGTGGCTCTCCGCTTGGCTTTTGTACAGAAACAGTTGTCTGCCGCATCTGGTGATTTCATTCGAACATCTGACTCATGGGCGAACCAGGTCAGAGTGATGCAGTTACAGTTGCAATCTCTCAAGGCAACAGTCGGACAGGGATTAATCAATCTCTTCACTCCCGTTTTGAGAGTTATTAATATCTTGCTCGGTAAGTTAGCAACTCTGGCAAATGCCTTCAAGTCATTTACGGAATTAATCACCGGAAAGAAATCATCTGGCCAGACAGGCGCAAGTGGTGCAGGTCTTGTCGGAACAGATGCAATAGCTGATACGGCAGACCAATATGGAGATGCTGCCAACAATGCCGAAAAGCTGGCAGATGCGACAAATGATACAGCAGATGCAACTAAGAAAGCTACTAAGGCGGCAAAAGGATATCTTAGTCCTCTTGACGAAATAAATAATTACTCAACGGATAAAAGCACAGATTCATCGTCAAAAGTACCGGGCGCAACCGGCGGACTTGCAGATCAGATGAAAGATGCTGTACAAAATGTTGATTATGGAAAATTGGCAGAGGGTGAGACAGTTCTTGATAAAATGTCAAAACCGCTAAAAAAGATAATCGACAGATTTAAACAGTTGGCTAAGTTAATCGCAAAAGGATTCTGGGATGGATTAGGAGATTACGAACCAATTCTTGACGGAATAAAAAAGGATCTCGATTCCATATGGAAATCTTTAAAGGATATCTTCACTGATTCAGAAGTTGCTAAAGCAGCAAATAATTTTTTCGATTCATTCGCATATGCAATTGGACAAGTTGCCGGCTCATTTGCCAGAATCGGATTAACAATTGCGCAAAACATTATAGGCGGAATCGAAAAGTTTTTAAAGCAGAACACGCAAAGAATAAAGAACTATCTGATAGATATGTTCAATATCGGCTCTGAAATTGCACAAATAGGCGGAAACCTTGCAGTTGCTTTTGCTGATGTTTTCTCAGTTTTCGGCGAAGAAACTGCGCAGCAGATTACTGCTAATTTAATCGGAATCTTTACTGAAATTGGAATGGTTCTTACGGAAACAGCCGCAAAACTTGGCAGAGACATCCTTAACATGATTGCGCAGCCTTTTATCGACAACAAAGACATTTTGAAGTCAGCAATTGAGGGCAGCCTCGGAGTAATAGAAACTGTAACAAGTGGGGTCTTAACAGTTGTTCAAAACCTTAGTGATGCAATATCGAGGCTATACGATGAGCACGTAAAGCCGTTCTTTGATTCTATAGCGAATGGATTATCAAGCATATTTGAGACTCTGATAACTGGATATAATACGTACGTTCTTCCTGTTTTTCAAGGACTAGCAGAACAAATCAAAGGGCTATTAGAGGGACCATTAGGGGACGCAATTTTAAAGATAGAAACATTTCTCGGAAAACTCATTGATTCTCTGAAACTTCTGTGGGAGTCGGTGTTAGTTCCTTTAATTAACTGGATAATCGCGAATTTGCTTCCGGTTGTTGCAAAGATAATTGATGTTGTAGGCACCGTAGCGATAAAAGTCATAAAATCATTAATTAAAATAATTGGTGATGTAGCAGATACACTGAGTGGAATTATTGATTTTCTTGTTGGCGTTTTCACGGGAGACTGGGAACTGGCTTGGCAGGGAATAAAAGAGATTGCGGATGGAGCATGGAGTTTTATCAAAGATGTTGTGTCAGGTGCGTGGGAGATAATTAAAACCGTAACAAAAGGCGCGTTGAGTATAATAAAGAGCATCATCAGCACTGCTTGGAATGCGATTAAAGCATTGACTTCAACAATCTGGAACGCAATTAAAAAGACCCTTTCTGGTCTTTGGAACTCTCTTAAATCCACAGCCAGCACAGTATTTAATGCAATTAAAACTAAAGTTGTAGGCGTATGGGACAGCGTAAAGAACAAGACATCAAAAACATGGGAAAACGTAGCTACGTTCGTATCTAATAAAGTAGAAGCGATAAAAAATGCTATCACTAATAAGTTTAATGCCGCCAGAGATGCAGTCAGATCTGCGTTTGAAGGCATTGTGGATTTTATTAAAGCTCCGATCAATCAAGCAATCAGCATTGTTAATAATGCAGTTGGAATGATTAATAATGCAATTGGTGGAATTGAATCTGCATTTTCCTTTGGACCCTGGACTGTTCCAACACCGTTTGGTTCAAAGACTATTGGATTTCATGCAACATTTCCACGTATCGGAACTATCCCATATCTGGCCAGTGGTGCAGTTATTCCACCAAGGTCAGAATTCCTTGCGGTATTAGGCGACCAGAAGAAAGGCAATAACCTGGAAGCGCCGGAAAGTCTGTTACGTCAGATCGTCCGGGAAGAATCAGGAAAGGGACAGGGAGACGGAAATACCTACAATGTTACAGTTAATGCATCTGGCAGAAAACTGTTAGATATTATTATCAGTGAAGCTGAAATGAGAAGAAACCGGAATGGGAAGAACCCATTTGAGTTAGCGTAAGGAGAAGAATATGCCGCAGGAACAATTTAAAATAGACAACGTTGTTATAAGAGCACCGGATAGTTACAAACCGGTGTTCGCAACCACTTCTACGGAAGACTCTAAAAGAAGTCAGGATTTGATTATGCACAATACACCAATGGGAACAATTGGCGGGTATGACATGCAATGGGGCGAGCTTACATGGGCTGAAATAGCAACCATACTAAATACTGTACTTAACAAAAGTCAATTCACATTCCACCATAAAGACCCAACTGTTCCGGGAAGATGGATAGACAGAACATTCTACGCATCAAATTTCAACATGGCTGCGCAAACTCTGAAAGATGGGGAAGAAAAGTGGACAGATTTGTCTATCAATGTAAGGAGGATTGAGCCGATTTGATAAATGTATCTACTCAGTTAAAGAAAGAATCACTTACAAACAGAAATTATTACGTGACAGCAAATGTTACATTGTCAAATGGCACAACTCTTAAGCTAGGCAAAAAAGACTTTTATCTGTCTGGAAATAATCTCGTAGATTCAGCAGACTCCGGGGACTTTCCGGTGGGTGTGGCAATCGCAAAAACGGCAAGCTTATCATTAGTAAACGATGATGGGCGTTTTGACGGATATAATTTTAACGCTGCAAGGTTTGTTATCTTTCTCAATGTGCAGTTATCCGACAGGATAGAAACCATAAAGAGAGGTACTTACATTGTATCGAAAAAGCCCGCAACAGCAAGCGAAATAAGTCTTTCTCTCTTAGATAAAATGCATAACGCTGATAAGGCATATGATTCTAATCTGTCTTTTCCTTGTACGGTCAAGGAACTGCTCTCGGAATGCTGTCAGCAATGTGGAATCACTCTTGGAGATGCAGTGTTTCCAAATGCGGATTTTCAGATTCAGAAAGTGCCATCTAATGCGACATACCGTACAATAATCGGAATGTGTGCCGGGATAGCCGGTGGAAATGCAAGAATCGACGAAAATGACTTACTCAGGATTATTACGTTTGATAAGACATTTACCAATACGACTATTTACGATGGTGGAACAGTAAAGAACTGGACAAATGGTGATGATCTGGATGGCGGTACGCTTAATCCATGGACAACAGGGACCGTGATTGATGGTGGTACGTTAAGCAATAACGACTATCACGCGTTATTTTCAATTCAGAATCTACAATATGACGTAGACGATGTTATTGTAACAGGCGTCAAATACGTAGAAGATGAGGCCGAATATATGTCGGGTCAGGACGGCTATGTAATCACTATTGATAATCAGCTATTGTCAGGAAATGCACAGGCAGGAGTCGAAGCTATTGGAAATCAATTAATCGGTTTGCGAATGCGTCCTTTCTCATGCGACGGAATCGCCAACGGATACGCCACTTTCGGCGATCCGGTCGAATTTATTGATACAAAGAATCGTGTCTTTAGATCGTTTGTGACAGATATAGAGTTCGTGTTCGGTGGCTCAACATCATGGAGCTGTAGCGCAAAGAGTGCCGAAGAAGATGCAAGCGAGTTTATTGGCGAACAGCAAGCAGTGGTAGAGCAAGCAAAAAAAGACACAGAGAAAAAGCTATCTGCGTATGACATAAAGCTCAAACAAATGAATGAGCTTGCAGCAAACACGCTGGGCTTCTTCTATACAGAAGAAATGCAAGAAGATGGTTCCGTAATTACATACCGGCATGATAAACCTACGCTTGCTGATTCTAAAGTAATTTATAAAACAGGTGTCGATGGATTCTTTTTGTCAATAGACGGAGGTCAGACATGGAAAGCCGGATTTGACAGTAATGGCGATGCTGTACTGAACATCCTTTACGCAATTGGCATCCAGTCAGAATGGATTAACACGAGAGGATTTACAGCAAAAGATAATAACGGAGACGTGACGCTGCGCGTTGATGCTGACACTGGACGTGTGGACATTGTTGCGAATTCTTTTCAGCTTAAAGGGAAGACTATTAAAGAAATAGCTAATGAATCCGCAAAAAGTTACGTCGATTCAGTGATAACAGACGGTATAGATGTAAGCACTCAATACTTTTATGCGTATGACCCCACGCTTGAGAATGTACCCGCATCTGAATGGACTGACGTAGATGCAAAAGATAAGCATCTTAATGATATTTTCTATAACACGAGTACTAAGAAGATGTTCCGTTTTGTAAAGATTGATGGTACTTATAGTTGGGAGAGCTTTGATGATCCTGATATAAAAGTCGCACTTGATGCTGCATCAACGGCACAAGATACCGCAGATGGAAAAAGACGAGTGTTTTTGGTTACACCTACGCCGCCATATGATGAGGGTGACATGTGGGTTACCTCCACCACTAATGGAAAAGGTGAAATAAAAATCTGCAAAACGCCCAGAAAATCCGGTGCATTTTCATCTGCTGACTGGATTAGCCCATCTTATGTGGATTCTGATGATGTGGATAATGCAATTAGTGAGTATGACACCAGTTTGGGGCAGCCTGAAGTATTCAATAAACTGACTAACAATGGGAAAAATAAAGGTATTTATATTCAGGATGGTGAACTGTATATAAATGCAAGTTATATCCTATCTGGCGTTTTAGCAGGAAAACTGATTAATGGTAAGGGTCTGAATGTCACAGATAAAAATGGTCAGGTTACATTGAAAATTGATGATGATGGAAATGTTTACATTAAAGCAACTGAATTTTCTCTGGAAGGAAAAAACATCAGTGATGTTGTAGCGGAAGAATCGGGTAAATTCAGAACTTTAAATGTAATCTTATCAAATGAGTATCAAGGAATTCCAACCGATAAAGATGGGGGTTATACTTCTTTTCCATCATGTAGCACTACTGTACAGGTCCTGTATGGCTCAGAGGATGTCACCAAAACATCTATTATCGAATGGAGTACATCAAGTGGCGTGTATGGTAGTTCTTACGGGGAAACATATATAGTTACGGGGTTGAGCACAGACGCAGGTACCGTAAAAGTTACTGTGACAAGAGGAAGTCTGACAGCAGAAAAAATATTTGCCATTGCAAAGCAGAAGCAGGGAATTCAAGGAATGCAGGGACAGACTGGCGCTACAGGTGCAACGGGTGCTACAGGAAATGGCATTTCATCCGTCACAACCTATTATCTCGCGACTTCCGAATCCAATTATGTATATACATATACAAGTGGATGGACAACTTCTATACAGACGCCAACGGCTGATAAGCCGTATTTATGGTCATATCAGACAACTTATTATACAGATGGTACTTCTAACAGTACATCGCCACATATTATTGGTATTCGTGGCAAAGATGGAGAAAATGGTAAAGATGCAGGTGACCTGACGCAGGAACAGATATTTAACATTCTGACAAATAATGGACAGACACAGGGGATTTATTTACAGAACAGTCTTCTGTATATAAACGCTTCTTATATTAATACAGGTGCGCTGGCGGGATGGGAAGTTGGATACAAGAAACTCACAGCAGACGGCACGTACGGCAAAATAATATTAGATGCGTCGACTGGAGAAGTCTATTCAGAGACGAATACAGGAGTATATGTACCGGGGTACGGGACGTTGTATGGAACGCGAATTAGAGGAATCAATCTTTATACAGGAACCGTACACGCAAGTTCGGTCTCGGTTAATACCAGTGTTTCTGCTGGCAGTGTTTCTGCGGACAGTATTTCGGCATCAAAAAAAGTTAAAGCAGGCACGCACGTAGAAGCCAGTGGACATTTCTATAGCGTCGGAACGGGGACAGACCTTGCGGATTTAAGTGTCCGAGGGACAAAGAAGAGGATTTTTCCAACAAAAAACTATGGTACACAGGCGTTTTATTGCTACGAAATGGCATCCCCCATGTTTGGAGACATCGGAGAAGCATCCATATCAGAAGACGGCACATGTCTGATAGACATAGATGACATATTCCAAGAATCTACTAATGTAAGGATTGAATATTATGTGTTCTTGCAAAAGGAAGGAGATGGAGATTGTTGGGTAGACCAAAAAGAACAGACATATTTCACTGTAAAAGGTACTCCGGGGCTTAAATTTGCATTTGAAGTCAAAGCGCGTCAAGCTGACTATGAACACATGCGTTTTGCTGATGCAAGTGAAACAGCTTACGATAGGGCAATAGACACAGACATGCCAGAGCCAGACTACAGTAAAAGCCTTGAAATATCAGAACCCGATTACGAAAAAGAGCTTCTTAATAACAGGAAAAAAATTATTGACGAAATGGAGGAAATATCATGAAAAAAATTCTTACAAGTTTTATGAATCTCAGCACTGGAGAAGGAAGTCGCATTGCTTACACCTATTCAGAAGTAGACGAAAGCACAGGAAGTATCATCAGTCAGAACAATAAAGGCAATTTTCTTGTAATGAATGACGATGTGCAGAAAAATCTTGATTCCGTAAAGGATTACATAAAAAATGTTTTCCTTTCATAAGGAGGTAAGTCTAATATGGCCAATACATACACAATACAATTCCGGCGCGGTATGTACTCCGATTTTGATACATCGAAAATTCGCCCCGGAGAGCCTGTTGCAATTCTTGGCAATGACCCGTCCGTTCCATCTGGAAAAGCCTTATACATTGCATTTGCGGCCAATGATGTAAGGCGGTTGTGTTCCATTGAGGATATTTCAGAGATGGTTAATGCCGGAGAATTTGTTGGTCCGCAGGGCCCCAAAGGTGAAAAAGGTGAGAAAGGAGATAAGGGTGCAGCGGGTCCTGCTGGCCCACAGGGTCCGCAAGGAGAACAAGGAGAAAAAGGCGCACAGGGTCTAAAAGGAGAACAAGGAGAAAAAGGCGCACAGGGTCCTGCTGGCCCACAGGGCCCAAAAGGTGAAAAAGGAGAAAAGGGCGATCCGGGAGAAAAGGGCGTGGATGGCACCGTGGCATTTGAAACGCTGACACCTGAGCAGAAAGAATCACTGAGGGGTGTCTCTATCACAGCGGTCAGTATCGACACAGATGGAAATTTGACAATAACATTTTCAGATGGTGATAGTGAAAATGTTGGGAATATTATAGGGCCTCAAGGAGTGCAAGGCCCAAAAGGTGATAAAGGAGATGTTGGCCCGCAGGGTCCGCAAGGTCCACAAGGAGAAAAGGGTGAACAAGGAAATGATGGAACATCTCTTAATATCCTTGGTACAAAAGAATCTGAGGCAGACCTCCCCTTGAGCGCAGAGAAGAACGACGCGTATTTAATAAATGGAGAAATGTGGGTTTTTGACGGCACAAATTGGAACAATGCCGGCAAGATTCAAGGGCCACAAGGACCGCAGGGACCAATTGGTCCACAAGGCCCAAAGGGTGACCCGGGACCGCAAGGCGTAAAAGGAGACCCTGGAAAAAAAGGAGAGCAGGGGGCACAAGGTCTAAAAGGCGATACCGGGCCGCAAGGCGAGCAAGGCCCAGTTGGTCCAAAAGGCGAGCAAGGAGATACTGGTGCGCGAGGAATCACATTCACTCCTGTTGTAGACAGCAAAGGGAATATAAGCTGGAGTAATGACGGAGGACTTGAAAACCCCCAGACAGTAAATATTACCGGGCCACAAGGCGATACGGGTGCAAAAGGAGATGTTGGACCGCAAGGAGAAAAGGGAGAGGTTGGGGATGCAGGACCTAAAGGAGACAAGGGCACTACATTCGTCCCAAGCGTGGATACTGATGGAAACATAAGCTGGAGTAACACTGATGGAATTGCCAATCCCGAAACAGTAAACATCAAAGGGCCAAAAGGGGACAAGGGGAGTGACGCGACTGTCCCGATTGCTACAATTGAAACCCTTGGTAAGGTTAAGCCTGACGGCAAGACAATATTCATAGACAAAGACGGAACGCTCCACGCAAAAGGCGGTGGCGCAACCATTACCCCTCCTAAACCCGTAAACAACCCAACAATCGAGAACGCAAACGCATCTGTCACAATTAAATGGCAAGACCCTGAAAATACGGTAACCAGTGGCTCAACAACCTCTACATGGGCTGGTACAAAACTTGTAATGAAAGAAACGGGCTATCCCGCAAATCCAGATGATGGAACACTTGTGGTTGATAATACAGTTCGTGACAAATACAAAACCACAGGCTATACCGTCACAGGACTGACAAACGGTAAAAAATATTACTTCACACTGTTCCCATACAACACTGATGGTGCATACAACTACGATGCAGGAAACAGGCTTCTCGGTGAACCAGAAGATTTGAAGATTGTCACATTCGCTGACGGAACGGATGCTGAAATTAAAAAGATGATTGAAGCGCACTATGCAGGTAAAATCAATATCGGCGATTATTGGGCGGTCGGCGACAAGAGAACCATCCATCACGATGCCATGGATGCAACAGGCGTGAGTGAGTCACACAAAGCGAATGATTATGCCTATGTAATTATCGGAATTGAACATGATGACTTAGTGACTGCTATCAATGGCAAGACTAAAGCCGCTATTACAATTCAGACAGAACGTATGTTGTATTTAGACACTACGACAGAATATAACAACTCCTATGATACATTACATGAATGTGGTTATATGAATAGTTCGAACACAAACAGTGGCGGTTGGGAAGGATGCGCTAGACGTACATGGTGCAACAACGTGTACAAAAAATGCCTGCCTACTTATATTCAAAATATGATGAAGCAGGTTAAGAAGTTGACATCTGTGGGAAGTCAAAGTAGTACAATTAAGACTTCTAATGACTATGCGTTTTTGCCTTCTGAAATTGAGATTTTTGGTAGCACAGCATATTCTTTCGCAGGTGAAGGAAAGCAGTATCAGTATTTTAAGAATGCGACTGCTAATAGATATAAGAAGCCATGTTACGACAGCAGTTACGTGTCTGGTTGGTGGTGGGAACGTTCGCCTCACTCCGGCAGCGGTTTGCGCTTCTGTTGTACGAACGTAGACGGGAGTGTGATCTGGAACTTTGCCAGTAACGCTGGTGGCGTTGCCCCCTGCTTATGCCTCTAAAATCCTAGTAAATCCCATCTACCGCCGTAAGACAGTTAAAAGGATTTGCGGTACTATTTTTAATCAAAGGAGATGATAATTGTGGATAAAAAAGAAATTGTGAACATCTACAAAGCCATCAATCGAGTTTCAAACAGGCTGAATGAGATGTCTGAAAAGTTAGACATTGTGATACGGATGCTTAATGCGGAATCTAATCGCAAGATTCTAATTAATGGTGATGGTATCGACGGTCTGGCTGAACTTGTATCAACGCATGATTCGGCTTTGGACGAACTGGCTACATTAGTTTCGACAATCGGAGGTGAAAATAATGGTTAAATTTTTTGAAGAGCGAATAATCAATGGGCTGAAAAAATGGACAGATGTTCCTGAACTGTGGAATAAGAAGGTAATTGAAAGACTTCAAAAGGATGGCTACGTACTGAATGAAGATGGGACAGTGGAAAGAGCAAGTTTACCACAGTAAACGCAATATGTGCAGGCAAAATTTAGGAGGGTTTTCGTATGACAAATAATCAAAAAGTAGTTCTTAGGAAGATTATTTACGCAGTTGAAACCGGTGGACAGGTTTATGGACAGCAGGATTATTCGGACTTTACGGAAGCCTACACCAATTCTTCTGAAGAACACGCAATTACAATCGGGGCAGGTCAGTGGTACGGAATCGAAGCAAAAACACTTCTGGAACGAATTTACGATGCTGACCCGGAACAGTGGGAGAAGATAGACAAGGTCAGACTTTTGGAGCAGGTCCAGACCGCAAACTGGGAATGTTTTAATATTTCCAGGGTATCACAGCTCGCAGATGTTATAGTTGCTCTTATTTCGTCCGATTTAGGCGTTAAATGCCAAGATAGCCTTATGGATGAACAATTAGCCACCTATGCAGAAGAAGCCTTTAAACAGGGCGTTACTGACGCCAGAGCACAAGCTATGTGCGTGAACTTTAGGCACCAAGGTGGACAAAGGGCAGTAACGAGGATTCTGGCAAAGGCCCAGAAACCATATACATTGGACAGTCTCTATGCAGCCTGCCAGACGGACACAGGAAATCAAGTCGGGGCATATAAGAGCAGACAGAGATTTGTTTATAATGCGCTGAAAACATATTTTCCAGAAAGTGAGGAGACAGGCATGAACGCAATTGATAAATTAATCCAAATCGCAAAGAATGAAATCGGATATCTTGAAAAGGCAAGTAATAGTCAGCTTGATAGTAAGACAGCAAATGCCGGAGAAAATAATTACACAAAATACTGGCGAGATATTAAGCCGGATTATCAAGGACAACCATGGTGTGCTGCATTCGTTTCGTGGTGTATGATGAAAGCATTCGGATTAGACACAGCAAAGAAACTTTTGAAGCACTGGCCATACGTTTACTGCCCGACAATGGCGGATTTGTTTACTTTGAACAGTAATCCAAAAGTCGGAGACATTGTTATTTTCTACAGAAACGGTACATTTACACACACCGGAATCGTAATAAAGGTATCAGGAGATCGGTTCTGGACAGTCGAAGGAAACACTTCTGGTGGCTCTACAATTATCGCAAATGGTGGTGGTGTATGTCAGAAAAGTTACTACAACAGCAACCTTCCCGGAACAAAATTCTGTACTCCAAATTACAGTTTAGTTAAAAATACAACGTCAGTTTCAGACTCAGATACAACCAAAAAGCAGAACACCAGAGCCTATATTGCACAGATCAAAAAGGACACAAAATGCTATACAAAATCAAACAAAAACAGCCCGTCAAAGCTGTTTCCAAAACTGAAAAAAGGTGCAGTTGTAGAGGTGATGAAGTACACAGAAACTGACAGTTCAGGGCTGAAATGGTATTTTATCCGCATCCCGCATCCGGCAGAAGGGTTTGTTTTTGAATTTGTTCCAAAAGGAGCATTCACCAGAATCACAGAAATTTCTAAATGATTTTCCCGGGGAATTACCCCGGGAGTTTTATCTTTAAACATATTTTGTATCATTTCGGAAGTTTTAGACTGTTATCGTTAGTCACACGTTAGTCACAAATAAAAATATTGTTTCCTAATATAATAGTGCCAAAAACACTGTATTTATGGGCATTTGTGCAATTTTCTAAATTCTATTTGTTGGTCACAATTAATAAAATTAGAATAATGAAAATGAAATGTGGGAAATCCTTGTAAAATCGCTGAAAACGTTGATTTTAATAGGGTTTCCGGCATTTCGATAATAATATTTCGGTTGTTTTAGAAAGATTAAAATGGGTTCCGTTAGTCACAGTTAGTCACAAATGGAACTTTTATCTTTTCTATTTCTGTCCGAAGTTCTTCCAGTGTCCTGTGTCCATATACCGCATTTGTAACATCTCCACCAAAAGAGTGGCCGAGCATTCGTTTTCGGTCATTTTCCCGGACACCGTATTTTTCGCACAGTGCAGAAAAGGTGTGCCGGCAGTCATGCGGCGTGTGTTTCGGATTACCGACTATTCCCAAACGTTCCAGTGTAGGATAGAACAATGCTTTTCTGTGGTGTTGCTGAGTATATACGCATAGTTTACCATCTTGTGTCAGTACTTTCTGTTCGACAAAACGGTATATAGCAGAATGTATCGGAACAATTCTGTTTTTACCGGCTTTTGTTTTGATTCCACCTTGAAAGTACTTCTCTTCTAGGTTGGTTGTAAGTTTTAGCACTTCGCCGATTCGCCAACCAGAGTAACACATGATAAGAATGAGCTGTACTTCTGGATCGTCGGTATTATTCCACAGTACCTGCATCTCCTGATCAGAAAATGGCGTTCCATGTTCGGTGTCATTATCAGCATTGACATGGACATATAACGCCTTGTTTTCCGTTACGATTTCTGAGTAAACTGCATATTTGTACATCTGCTTGAACAGAGTCAAAATAGCCATCTGGCTTTGCTTTTTCAGCTTACAATCATCAATAACCTTTTGCATGTCAGGAGCCTTTAAATCTTCGAATATGCGATTGTGCAGAACAGTACAGTTTGTATAAGCTGTCCGATATGCTTCCTTTGAACTGTATGACAGCTTCGTCCCCTCTGGGAACTTCCACGCATAAAATTGCTTATATACATCTGAGAACGTCAATTTCTTGATTTCCGGGTGCTTATCCTCTACGTTCTTGATTGTATTGTAGTCGGCAATTAAGCGGTTCACAAGGGCATCTATGTCCATTGTAGGAGACACCTCGAGTGTTCGCTCCATGCCGGGTTGATACGTGCCGGCTTTGTATGCTGTCAGGACGGTGAAGCCTTTTATCCAGTCATCTACGTAGCAGATTGCCGGCGGACGTTTTAGTTTACCATTATCGCCTAGTGTAGCTGGTGGATGCACTGCGAAACAGTTTCTTCGGTTCTTGCCAAGATACCGGATAGAGCCGAAATTATTCGGCAGTTTTGGATATTTCTTTCTTTTCTTCGCCATTTTTATTCCTCTTTTCTTTATGTAGCTGTTTTTAGGTATAAAAATAACAGCCGAACAAATTTTCTGTCTTGTTCGACTGCTCCGAAGATGATACAATATGTTTTGCCAGAATATAGCATCTCTCCGGAGATGTATAAACGCCGTCCCGGTACGCCAATGCCAGGGCGGTTTTTTATTTAATTATGTGATTTCCAATTTGATCTCATTATAATTCCAACAATCCAATATATTCCGCCAGAACAAGCACCCAATATTAAAATCCAGAACCAGCTTAGATACCATGGCATTTTCCGCTTTATATACGGTGTACCTGAACTCGCCGCTGAGGACGCAGAGGAAGATGCAGAATTATTAATGATGATGTCTCTGTTGTTAGAAGTCAACTGCTCTACTTGTTTTCCGCACTTAGGACACACTACGCAGTCGTCGTCAATAAGTTCTCCGCAGTGCTTACAATATTTTTTCTTTTCATTCATGATAAACACCCTCCTGATATGTTTTCGCCACGCTTCGTACTTTTTATGCGGATTATGTATTTTGTACCGCTGATTTTGCGATATTATGTAAAGTACGGTTATATGTGGTATTTTTATTTTATCATTTTACGAACATATTGTAAAGATTTAGAACGAAATAGAGTGATTTAGATGAAAAAGAAATGTTTTAAGTGCTTTGTACTTCTCTTGCTGATCTATAAGGTATTTAGTCTTGTACATACCCCACAAAAGATAATTTCCAATAATAATCAGAAGGATATGCAGATAGTTCATTCGTATACGGTATATCAGGAGCATTCTGTCCAGAAGTATCCGCATACAAACAACGGCGGTGGAAAAGTTTGTGATCTCGCATTTTTCTTCTGTGAAAGCATAATTTTCTTTGAGATTGTAAAGTTTGCCTATGAAATAACAAAAGTCCATGTGTATATTTGGCAGTTGCCAAGAGTCGGAATAGATGGTATAATAGCAAAAACGAACTAATGTTCGGTTCTATTTCCCACAGCCGGACATATACTGTAGTGTAGGTGGTAGTTGTGACAGGGAGGATTATTTATGGATTATAAGAAGGAAATTATTGAGATGATAGAGAATACTGAAAATGAGGGCAAGTTAAAATTTGTCTATACAATTCTTATCAAATATCTAAAATCAAAGAAGCAAGGGGATTAACCCTTGCTCTTTTTGTTTAGTGATGAAACTATTTGTTTTATTGCTTTCTTATCTTCTTTATCGAGTGCTTTGTATTCCTCGATAAAATCTAAGATGTCAGGTTCTGACATAAGATTTCCAATTATGATTGCATAATCGTCATCGCTTTTAGAACCCATGAGGTATGTCGGTGTTACTTCCAAAACGCCACATAGAAGCTCAATGGTGTCCATATCTGGTTTACACTTATCTTTTTCCCAGTCGCTAATTGAATTATGCTTTGCATTGATTTTTTCTGCAAGTTGCTTCTGAGTCAGCTTCTTTGCCGTTCTGGCTTGCTTGATTTTCTCGCCAAATGTCATTATCGGTTCCTCCTTTCATGATTAATAATAATATAGAAATTTCGAACTGTCAATAAAATAATTTCGATTTTCTCGAAATTTCTTCTTGACATTCGGATAGTTCGAAGTTATACTGTAATTGTTCGATGAGAACGAAATTCAAACAGAAAGGAGAAATGAGAATGTGCGTTGGTAAAAAAATTAAGTCATACCTTGAGAACAACGGCATAACACAGACATTTGTCGCCAATAAAACTGGCATTCCTGTTCAGAAACTCAATCTTTCTCTCAATGGAAATCGCAGATTAGATTTCGATGAATACGAATTAATTTGTGGGGCGTTATCTGTTGGGACTGACAAGTTTCTTGAACCGAAAATTCCAGAGCAGAAAGGAGAATAAATGGACGCATTACAATTTAATAAAGCCGTCAGTCAACACTGCAAAGAATCTGGTGGAGACTGTTGCAAATGTGACCTTCGGCTTTACTGTTATCTATCGCCAAGTGAGCGACCAGATGAGTTAGTGAGTCTGGTTATTGATTTTTTGCATAACCACATTGAAAACCATGGTCATTATACCCATCACAGTGCGGCTTCATTTCCGTGTATTGATGATATGGACATGAGCACCGCAGTAGGCGGCGACCGTTATCAGAAACCTCATACTCTTCATAAACAGTCACATGCTTATGAATCTTGTGGCAATGATACATCCGTGTAATTGTTTCAACCATATAATTCCCCTTTCGTTATACTCGGCATGTCGGTGCCTGTAAATGCATTATAGGTAGAGGGGAAAGGAAATACAATAGGTTGACGGGAAGACAGAAAGTTTTTTCTAAAAAGAAAACAAGAAAGGAGCATGAAATGAGCGAAGTTGATACTTACATCAAAGAAAATGCAGAAGTTCATCAGTTCGCCGCAGAGGTTGCGAGAATCATATCAGGCATTCCGCAGATGCCGGAGTTCTCATCAGAGAGTATGACTGTAGCCGACGCGAGTCAACTGATCGGACTTCCTATTACAGCAATCCGGGCAGGGATTGTGTATGGATGGTTGCCGATTGGCGTGGCTGTGCAGAATAACAAGCCAGCAAAAAGCCTTTCCGGTGGACGAATCACATACATCATAAGCCCTAGGAAAGTCTATGAAGTAACTGGTCATGTCTGGAAAGGCAAAGAGGCTCTCAATAAGTGAGTGCCCCGGAGGGAGCCGAAACCTCCACCCCGGAGCTTTGCACCACTAAAACACCTTAGTGGATAGATACATTATAGTTCTCTATCTGCTAATTGTAAAGACAAATAAGAAAAAATAAGGAGAAATTAGCTAGATATGAGCGAAATTAGAAACAAAAATCAGCCAACATGGGCTGACATCGAAGTAACACTTGCGACTGAAATTGTCGAAGAAAGCAAGAAAAAGTCAAAAAGATGGTTCACTGCATGGATTGTGACAGTCGCCGCACTGGTGGCGAGCAACCTTGTGTGGATTGCAGGAGAAATGAAATGAAAGAATATATGCTAATTGCTGTTTGTATGCTTGCCGGGAAATATGTGGATGTACCTATCTGGCTAAACATCTTTTTCGGTATCTCGGCAGCATGGGCAGTGCGCCAGATGGAAGCAGACTGGCAGTAGGAAATAAGGAGGATAAGAAGATGTTCGAGAAAGAGATTGATGAAATTTACGAACTCTGTAAAAGAGTTGTGAACGAAGTTCCGGCAGTAAGTGTCGAATTCAGTTATTCAATTTATGGCATGAGAGTATGTGGGCTTAAAAGAAAAGAAGATGTTTGCCTTCCAAAAGACGTGTTCAAGTGGGATTTGTACCAAAACGTATCTTTCAACCCATTTTATGAGAATGCAAGTCGCGAAAGTCTCAGAATAATCAAAGCTTTCTTGTTGGAACTTCTGATAGATGGGAAGTGTCCAAATGAGTAAGCAAATAGCGATTATGAAACTTCTTCCCAGCCTGGAGATAGCAGGATGTATCAACGAACTGCTCAGAGAGCTTCAGTCCAGAGGTGATTACATTCTGGACTATGAGAACTGTGACATGTCTCTGGACCATGTGGAGTACCACAAAGCTGAAGATATTGATGGAGAGAAGTCCGGGGACGCTTCGGATAACCTGTACTGCTTTTTCAAGGTGGTGTGAACATGGATGAGAGAATTAATGAGGTTCTGAGATTGATTGATATACAGCTTGCCACAGTCCCGGATAACCCCATTGAAGAATCGTACAAGGCAAGAACATTGGCGAGTTACGTACAGGCTCTAAATGGGCTTTTAACGGCTCAGAAATCGTATAAGGAGGAAAATATCGGTGAGGAAGACAAGTGAAAGCGGTAATATATCAATCCATGATTTGACAGTGGATACAGCAGGGCTTATGCAATTAATGCACGTAGGCAGACAAACTGCTACGGAAGTAGGAATAGCGGCGAAAGCTAAAATTCGTATTGGAAACCGTGTTTTATGGAATGTATTCAAAATTAAAAAATATTTGGATGACATAAGTGAGGGGGAAGATAACGAATGAGTGAATTTGAAATCCGTATTCCGGCAAGAAAGAAACAACTGATAACCGGAAAAGACAACCAAGTTGTAAAGGTTTCATCAGACGCATACAACGCACTGGTCGAAATCTATAACGAATCAACCTTATCAATGAAAGATATTGCAAGTTTGCTGATTATCGAGGGCAGTAAACATGTAGTTTATGACAAGGAGGAATAGCAATGGCAACACCCGTATTAATTATTGGAAAATCTGGTTCTGGCAAGAGTACCAGTCTTAGGAACTGCCAGAATGAACACTGGAATCTTATTAGAGTATTGAATAAACCGCTTCCGTTTAAAGGAAAGATTGACGGATGGTTTACAGATGATTACCAGCAGGTAATGAAGTGCCTGATCGCATCAAAAGCAGAGTCTATCGTAATTGATGATGCAGGGTATCTTATCACGAATCATTTTATGAAGGGACACGCTTCTGCTGGAAAAGGCAATGCAGTGTTCGCTCTGTACAATGATATTGGAGACTATTTCTGGAATCTTATCCAGTTCATTGTAACAAAAGTACCGCAGAATAAAATTGTTTACCTTATGATGCATGAGGAAAAAGATGACTCCGGGGAAGTAAAGCCTAAGACAATTGGTAAGCTTCTGGACGAAAAAGTTTGCATCGAGGGCATGTTTACCATCGTTCTTCGATGCATCGAAGAGAGTGGAAAGCACTTATTTGTCACTCAGTCCAGTCAGGGAGCGGTAAGTAAGTCCCCGATCGGGATGTTTGACAGTTTAACTATTGATAACGACCTTGCAGAAGTTGACAAGGTTATCAGAGATTATTATGAATTAGGAGGAACAGACAATGCAGAAACCAAATAATTACGATACTACACAGGCAGCAGGAGAATTTGAACCAATTAAGCTTGGTGGTCATAAGATGGTAATTAAGCAGATATCAGAGAAAAAAACACAGGGTGGACTCGATATGCTCGTTATCTTGTTTGATTTCGCAGAAGGAGACGAACAGGCCGGCTATTTCATGAAACAGTTTGAGAACGATATCCGTCCAGACAAGAAATATCCGAATGCAGGTACTAATTACATGGTTATTGATGAGGGTGTAGATTATGGTGTCCGTAACCTTAAAACATTTATCACATGCGTAGAAAAATCAAATCCGGGATTTGCCGTTAAGTGGGGCGATAACTTCGGGCAGCAGTTTAAAGGAAAGCTGATCGGTGGAATCTTCCGTCTTGAAAAAGACTGGTACGATAACAAAGAAGTAAAACGTCACAAGCTTGCATGGTTCCGAAGTATTGAGGGAATTAAGGATGCAGATATCCCAGAAGAGCGTACCACAAAAGCCTATGACGATCATCTGAAAGAAGAAGCTATCATGGGAGCAAATCCGTCAGGTACGGACTTTATGAGTATTCCAGACAGCGTGGCAGATGATGTCCTTCCGTTCAATTAAAAGGATGTGTTTTTAATGGTTATACAAGCAGACACAAGAGAACACAAAAAGGAATGGGAACGGATTCAAAAACAGTTTGATGACCTTGGAGTGCAGTATTTCAGATCAAAGTTATATTGTGGAGATTATCAGTCGCTTGACAACGCAAAGCTCTGTATTGACCGTAAGAAGGATTTACAAGAGCTTTGTGGAAATGTCTGTCAACAACATGAAAGATTCAAGGCAGAACTTATCAGGGCACGTGAAGCCGGTATTCAGCTGATTATCCTATGTGAGCATGGACCAGATATTAAATCAGTTGGCGATGTGTATTTTTGGGAGAACCCAAGGAAACACAAAGTTATCTGGAGGACGATAAACGGCAAAAAAGTAAAGACTGTAATCTCTGACAAGGCTGTTGATGGCTGCCAGTTGTATAAATCTCTCTGCACAATCAGAGATAGATACGGAGTCCGATTTGAATTCTGCACGAAAGAAGAAACTGGGTGGCGGATCGTGGAGCTGCTGTCATGACTAAGGGAGAAATCAAACAGTCAGTAAAAATGCCAGAAATTCTCTCCAGGTACGGGCTAAGGCCGAATAGAGCAGGATTTATATGTTGCCCTTTTCACAAGGAAAAGTCAGCATCCTGCAAAATCTACGATGATTCCTTTTACTGTTTCGGCTGTGGAACTGGCGGTGATGTGTTTGATTTTGTGATGCAATACGAATCCGTCCCTTTTAGTACGGCGTTTATTGAGCTGGGTGGCACTTATATATCAAAAAAAGGTAAAAGCCGCAACCAGATCAGACATGAAATGCGAGATATTAAATCAAAAAAACACAACCCTGTTCAGGATCCTAATGAGATTGAGCAGGTAGAAAAGAACATACTTATGTACGAAACAGCACTAAAAACGTTCCCTCCTGATTCAGAAGAGTGGTATATGTGCCAGTTTAATCTTGAGAAAGAAAAAAGCAGATACGAAATGTTATCAGCTAAGTCAGGAGGTGAGAAAAATTCTTGAAAATATTGAAAACTTACAGGCACAAGACTTTATGGAAAAGCAGTTGTATGAAGAGCTTTTTTCAGTAAAAAGTAAAATTGACCGCTCAGAAATCAAGTTTAAGCTGATGGACCGGGCAAAAAGTGTGAAAGCGAAGCATATAGCAGAAGAGTTCATAAAGGAATTCCAGAAAGCAGAACAGGAAAAGGAAAAAGAAGAAAAAGTAAATCGTTCTATGCGGTTAGTTGAAAACATCACAAACTTTTATCCTGATTCTGTTGATAAGGAATATCCTAACATGGCTTGTGGTAGCTGGATAGCTACAGAGAACGGAATATTTTCCTCTGAAACATCTAAGGCAAGAGAACTTGTATGTCACCACCCGATCATGCCGATACGTCGTCTAAAAAACATCGAGACAGGAGAGGAACAGATCACGGTGGCTTTTAAAAGGGATGGATATTGGACAGAAATAACTGTTCCAAAAATTGACATTGTGACTTCCAGGGCAATAACTAATCTTGCAAGGTTCGGGGTGCAGGTCAACTCAGAGAATGCAAGGCTTCTCGTAAAGTATCTGGCGGATGTTGAAATGTACAATGCCGATATGATCGACATACAGCACTCTACAAGCAAACTGGGGTGGCATGGTAATACATTTGTCCCTTACGACCTTTCAATCGTTTTTGACGGTGAATACCGCTTTAAAACGCTATTCCAAAGTATACAGGAAAGTGGAGACTACTTCAAGTGGGTGACTCTGGCTAAGCAGCTACGATCATGCGGACGATTGGAACCGCGAATAGCACTGGCAGCATCTTTTGCGAGTGTTCTTATGCAGCCGCTTGATGCGCTACCGTTCATCGTAGATTTCTATGGGCAGACAGGAGGCGGAAAGACGGTAACAATCAATATAGCGGCATCGGTTTGGGGGAATCCGGCACCGGGAGCCTACGTTGGGAATTTTCGTTCAACAGATACATC